GAAGACTGGTGCTGACATCATGCAGCGACATCTTGGTAATCTGTATCAGGATGAGAAGGGTGATTATAAGTTTGGTACTTTCGATGAGAATGGAAATCTTCTGCATGAGGGTGGTGAGTCTATTGGTACTGCTCTCTATAAGGGTATGACCTCTGCTATGGTAGAGAACTATACAGAAAAACTTTTCGGTCACAACTATGGTATCAAGAAGGGTGCTGTCAACTTCATGGAGAAACATGGTATGAATGCTTCTGCTGAGTTCTTCAAGAATATCGGCAAGAGCGGATGGTATACCAATTCCAAGAAGTGGATGGAGAAGTTCGGTATCAATGGTTTCGCTGAGGAAGTGATGGAGGAGGAAATTGGTATTCCTCTTCATGCCCTGCTGGATGGGGAAGGTAAGGTGAGTGACCTCCTTGATGCTAGACAACAACTCGACATCATCGGTGGTATGGCTATCTCTGTCGGTTCTATGTATGCGATGGGTGCTGGCTCCCGACCAGTAAAAGGTATCTACAATCGTGCTCAGTATTACCGATTCCGCAACAAGGTGAACGTGGCTGATATTGATGCACAGAACCTTATGGGCGATAACTGGGCAGACATCAAGGATAAGATTGACAATGCAACCAACGAGCAGATGGGTGGTGTGCTGGCTGATATTCTCAGACAGAGAGATACCATGACCAAGGAGCAGATTAATGCTGCTGTAAATTATGGTATCAACTTGATGAAGATGCGTGGCTACAATATTGCCAAGACTGCTGAAATGAATGCCAAGGAGATTACCAACGAGCCAACAACACCTGAGGAGCAGCATCAGGCAGATAGTGACAATGCTTATTCTGAGGGGCATGATGCTGATGATGCAGACAAGCATGACATTCAGATTCAGCAGGAAGACCAGATGAAGACTCTTGCAGCAGCCTTGGGTATCTCTGAACAGCAGCTATCTGCCATGAGTGATGAGGAACTGGAATCCCTGACTGGGCAGGATGATAAACTTGACCAAGCTATCTATGACTACCAGTTGTCTTCTGCCCGATACCAAGGTGTGGTTGATGATGCACAAGATAAGGTTGAACTCGCTGCTCATCAGGCAGAACAGCGAGTTGATATGTACACAGACCAGAGTCGTGGTTCTGTCCGTAACGCTACTATCAAAGCATCAGGCGGCTTGGAAGACTATGGTGTCTATATTATCAGTGGCAATATTGCTACTCATGATGATGGCTCCATTGATGTAAGCAATAGAGATGATATGATTTTATACTATGACCCGACAACGAATAGTGTAGAACATGCAGATGCGTTGATGTTCGCTGAACTGGGTGAAGAACTTCCTGCTGATGAAGTGAAGGCTCAGGCGGTATCTGATGCTAAAGAGAATGCTATCAAAGAAGTGGCTGGCATCATTGATGGAACCGTTGAAGTTGGCTCCCAGTTCAATGTGACTGATACTGATGACTCTGAACATACCTATGAGGTGTTGTCTGACTATGGTGATGGTACTGCTGCTATCTCTATAGATGGTAACGTGGTGGAGAATCCTTATTCGCTTGCAGACTTGCAGCAGATGAAAGACTTGGAAGACCAGAAGAGACTGGAAGCTGCCAAGGCTGAGCGTGAGCAGATGGAGAAAGAACGTGCTGCCCAGCAGACTCAGGAGACAGAAGAGACTCAACCTTCATTTGACTTCAATCAGATTCTCAATGATAATGGTAACGTGGTGCTCGTTGATGTGCTCGACAAGGATGGTAATACCAAATATCCTGACTCTAGATTGTTCCTCATTCGTGATGCTGGTGCCAAGGCTAAGGTAGTGGAGTTGAAGAATGATGGTACTATTGTTCCTCATGCTGTGAACAAAGAAGATGTGGCAACTATCTCTTCTATGTCGCTTGATGAATACAAACAAGCTATGCCTGAATCCTCAATGATGGAGGATAATAGCGGAGAGAATAGAGGTGAGATAGAGGTGGAAACTCCGACAATAGATGGCGAGACTGCTGCTCCTACTGAGGAGACTGCTGCTCCTGAATCTGCTGAGACTCCTGAAACTGAACAGACTCCTGAAACTGAACAGACTCCTGCCATTACCCTTGAAGATGGAACCATCGTGCCTATGCTGGAGGATGGCAATCCTGACTTCTCGAAGCTGACTGCCGCACAGACTGCTGAGCTATATGATAATCAGTTTGGTGAGGATGCAGATAGTATCGTATCTGGATATGTGTCTGATGCAAAGAAGGCACTCGACAAGGCTAGCAACATGACCGTGAGGGGTAAGACTTTCGTGGAGCAGAAGGCGGCTAAGGATGCCAAGGAGAAGGCTATTGCTGATGCTCAGGCGGCTTATGACTCTGCTATCGCTATCCGTGATGCTTATAATGAGCGACAACTTGCCAAGGTGGAAGATACTGCTGAGGGTAGAAAGGAACTCATTGAGAAGGCAAGAAGAAAGTTCGCTCGTTTGAAGAGTGCTGTGAAGGATGATGCTGAGGCTGTATCACAACTCTACAGAGATACCATCGGCTATCTCCTTCATCGTCTGTATGATGGTACTGGCATTGACGTTACTGATACCATTCCGCTTACTGCTGAGGAGTATGTGGCTAGCAACCTCGGTGCTCATTCTCTCAACTATGAGGGAACAGAAACAAGCAAGGGTGTTAAGCAAGAGACTGGATTGAGCAGAGAAGACTTTGCCAAGACTCAGTTGCTCGCTGCTGATGGCAAGGGAACTACGATTGATGCGCTCGTTCATAGTCTATTGGAGAATCTTCCATCTAACCTTGAATCACTCGATACTCAGGATATTCGCAACGCACTTATCGGTGTGCTCAATAGCGGTTTCAAGGCATCGGAAGCTAGAAATTTTGTTGAAAATATTCGCATTGCTCAGGCAGAGAACATACTTGAAGAGCAGAAACGTGCTCAGGAGAATGCAGCCTATGCTGAGCAGCACAAGGCTGAGCCAGAGGCCGAGTTGAAGGCGAAGTCGGATGAAAAGGCTGAGTTGAAGGCGAAGTCAGAGGCGAAGTTGGATAATGAATCGTCTAATGAATCTAATGATTTGGGTAATGATTTGGATAATGAGAAGACAAATGACAAAATAAATGATAATATAAATGTTCCTGAGGATGCTACTGATGAGAATCCTTTAGGCGCAGAGCGTGATGAATCTGACCTTCCTTTCTCTGCCAAGGAGAATGGCAAGCAGCAGACAACTGCCGAGCGTGCTGCTGACGTAGAGAAGAATAAGGTGGATGATATGAAGGTCGTTGACAATATCGTAGGTCAGAAGACTCGTAAGGCTTTCGAGAGACTGGCTAAGATGATGGGTGCTAACATTCAATGGCAGTACTCTGACAAGTTGGGCAACGGCTGGATTCAGGAGACTACGGATACCGATGGCAACGTGCATCGTACCATCTTCATCACTCTTGACTCTTCTATCACGGAAGGTGCTCAGTTTATCTTCGGTCACGAAATGACCCACCAAATCAAGAACCAGAACCCTGCTGCATACAATGAGTTGACTCAGCTTGTGCTTGATACCTATGGCTCTGATGCCTTCGACAAGGCGGTAGATGAGACCATGCAGAGATATTCTGATGCTGGATTCTCTGGACGTGCTAGAGATTACTATGCTGAGGAGGTTGTTGCTGATGCGGTAGGCGAAATGATTCGTGACTTGAACCTTGCTCACACTCTCGCTATGAAGATGTCTCATCCTCTGCTCGCTGCTATCCATGAGATATTGCAGAAGATTAAGTTGGCATTCTTTGGTACTGAGTATAGCGATGTAACCAAGAACATCATACGCTCCATCGAACAAGCCTACGTGAAAACTGCCAATGGTCAGGTGACAAACTCTGAGACTGGCGAAGATGTTTCATTCTCTCTTCGTCAGAAGCCTGAGCCTAAGAAGAAGGGTATCGGCTACAAGGTATTTGTGCTAAAGGATGGTAAACTCTATCCACCAATGGTAGCGAACCCTGACGGTGCAGAAACCCCAGTCGGTGTGTGGCTCGATGCTGATGCGGCTCCTATTGCTGGAGAAAGCAAGACTGGCAGACCTCAGGTTAAGCAGGGCGGCAAGGGGACACAAGGCGGTAGCGGTAAGCTAGCCTATAGACCAGGCTGGCATCTTGGTGTATTGCCTTACGCTATCCAGTTCAACCGCAAGGATGCTGAGGGCAACAAGACTCTCTTCCCTAAGAACTTCGTCTTCGCTGAGGTGGAGTATGCTGCTGATGTAGATTATCAGGAGGAAGCTCGCCAAGAGGGTATCAATCCATCGGGCAAGTATCAGCATTCATTGGCTGGCTTGAAACATCTGCCTACTGATGGCTATTATATGTATCGTACCAACCCGAACCCTGAGACTGACCCTTGGGTGATTACTGGTGCGATGAAGGTGAACCGTATCTTGACCAGAGCAGAGCAAGCAGACTTGGTAAGCAAGGCTGGTCGTGAACCTCAGCAGATTCAGGAGGGCGATATTGTTACTGATGATGTCGTGAACAGCATCAATCAGGAGATAGCTGATGCTCCTAAGTTCTCGTTGAAGGTATATCATGGTAGCGGTGCTGACTTCACAGAGTTTGACTTCGACCACATGGGCGAGGGTGCAGGCTCACAAGCATTCGGTTGGGGTGGCTATGTTACTTCATCGGAAGAGATAGGAAAAAGCTATGTAGAGTTGACACGTAAAAAGCCTACTTACGTCTATAATGGTAAGGAAATGTCTGAGGATGATTTGCGCTCTGTTTTGTTGGATAAGGTAGGTATAGACAACGCTAATATTCTTGATGATTTCTTGTATAATCTTGAAAAATATGGTGTATCAGAAGCTAAAAGCATATTGCGAAAAGGTGATTACGCTTATTTTAAAGACCTTCTTAAAGGTACTTATGGTAGTATAAGGAGTGGTTATCAGAACAAAGTAGATGCAGCAGAACTCATACTTGCTCCTAGAAATATCCGTGTTAAAAAGTATAAGGGAAATCTCTATGAGGTGGATATACCTGAGGATAATGGAAACAACTATCTGGATTGGGATGCTCCTTTGACAGATAAACAGAAGAATACAATTATTAAAGAATTAAGGCGATTAAAAATAGATTTTGCCGACTTTAAAAAGCGTGGTTTTTCTTTTGATGGTTCATTTGGCGGTAATTCCTATGATTTTCTAATGCATGCTTTAAGAAAAACAAAGAAGTGGAAAGATGTAAATGCTAGTCGTGCAGTTAGTAAGTTCCTGTCTTCTATTGGCTTCACTGGTATCAAGTATAAGGCTGGTACTATCTTTGGCGGTGCAAAGGAAGGCGATACCAACTATGTTATCTTCAAGCCTGAGGATATGAAAATCACAGAGCACACCAAGTTCTCGTTGAAGAAGGTAAACGATGCTTTCAATCAGAGATTAGATGAGTTAGTGAAGAATCCTAACCAAAAGGATAAGATTCTTCACTTGGGTCGCTCTAGTTCCTTCTTGAAGGCTGGTGGAATTGCTGATGCAGATATTGAGTTGGAATTTGATAAGTTTGTGCGTAAATCGGGTGATAAATACAAGAATAACCATCCATTTAATGCAAGCGACTTGAAGAATTTGCCAATGGCTATTGCTGAACCGATTGCAGTATTTAAAAGCACTAACGCCAATGACCATGTTGTACTTACTGAGCTTCAAAAAGACGGTAAGAACTTTATCGTAGCAATTAGAGCGGTTGAACAGCATCGAAAAGGTGGTGTCGTATTAGAGGTTAATCAGATTACTTCTCTCTATCCAAAGGAAGAAAAAGGTATCATAAATTGGGTAAATACAGGTAGAATAAGCAATGTTGACAAAGAAAAAGCCCTTCACTTTATCGAGGCCCTCCAGCCCCATGCTGGAACCACAATAACAGATGAAGAGCTTAAATCTGCTGCAAATATAATCAATTCTTTTGAAACTGCCAAGGAAAATGGCGAAAAGTTTTCATTGAAGGACGAAAAAATCAAAAGTGTTGCAGAAAAGTTTGGAGTAAATGAGGATGATGTCGCTATGTATGCGAATGCAGTTGAGAAAGGTTCTACTGCTGAGGCTGCTCGTGCTAGAGAAAACATCGAACGATATTTGTTGCAGGCAAATGAAGACAAGATTTCCTCATTTAAGGAACTTATGAAGTACACCGTGCCTGTAAATGAAGTCTTGAAAGAGAACTTTGGTGACCTTGATGCAATGATTGAGGAACGAAGGAAGCAGGTTGAAGCAGAGCGCAATGCTATGGAAGCTGCAAGAAAAAGAGCGCAGGAAGAGGAAGAGAAGAGACAGAAACATCTGGATGAACTCTCTCTGATTCCAACTGATGAACTTGATAAGCGTTATATGGATGCCATTTCTAATAATGATGAATCAACGGCAAGGGAAATGCTTGATGAATCAGCCAGACGTAATGGTTACGGTGACGTTGATAGCGATTACCAAGGTCAGGGAGCGTGGGCTGCTCCTTCAAATCCTCAATATGAGTCTGATGAGGCTAGAAGAGCCGACATAGAAAACTCTCCTGATGTAAACTTGGAAGATATTGCATTAGGTTATAGCTTGCAGCCTGATGATTATTTCGACAATCCAAGAGCGTATATGAACAATACTGCTTATGGATTGGAGTCTGCTTATGTTATAAAGAATGCACTTGATGCCATTAAGAATGGCGAGAAAGATGTTAAGGTTAAGGTTTATCGTGCCGTTCCTACTTCTGTAAAGGAAGGAAAGTTGCGTAATGGTGACTGGGTTACTCCTTCAAAGAAGTATGCTGAAATGCACGGTGACAATAGATTGGAAGGAAAATATCGTATCATTGAAGACGAGGTTCCTGCAAATCAATTATGGTGGGATGGCAATGATGCTAATGAGTTCGGCTTTGATGATGGCAAGGAATACCGATATAAGAATGCCAAGAATAATCGTAAGTTGAATGACCTCATTACTTATGATAATAAAGGCAACGTGATACCTCCTTCAAAGCGTTTCAATTCTCGCAAGAATGATATCCGTTTCTCTCTCGCTGGCGAGCGTGGTGCGGCTGCTGCTGACAAGGCAGAGGAGCGTACCATCCGCATGGATAATCTCTCCGTGGCAAAGGATATGGAGAAGAACAAAAAGAAGGCTAAGGCTATCAAGGCAGCTACTGGCTGGGAGCGTGGTGCTGATGGTAAGTGGAGATACGAAATGCCTGATGTTGTTCTCCGTGACCCGAAGGAATGGGTGAATAAGAAGACTCTGACTCTCTCTGATATTGTAGAGAAACCAAACGATTTGTTCAAGGAATACCCTGAGTTGTTTGATGCTTATCCAAAATTGAAAGATGTGAAGATTCAGAAGGGAAGAGCAAAGATGGGTGGTTCTTATTATGATAATACCATTACTTTGAATCTTGGAGGTATTCGTGAGGCAATAAAATATGACTTGGATATACATTATAAAATAGCAACTCGTCTTCTGAAAAGAACATTGGTTCACGAAGTTCAACACTATATCCAGCATGAAGAGGGTTTTGCTAAGGGTGGAAGCGAACAATTTGTGAGAGATGCAATTAAGGATGAATTTGAGAAAGTGATTAAACAGATAAGGGGGTTGAGGGCAGAAGGAAAGGAAGATGAAGCCAAGGCTCTTGCAGAGCGAAATAAAGCTCTTTATAATGCTTACGCAAACGAAAAGGATTCCTACAAAAACTACAAGTCTCTGTCTGGTGAGGTAGAAGCTCGAAACGTATCTGCCCGATTGAACATGACTCCTGAGGAGAGAAGAAAAACTCTCGCTGAATCTACTGAGGATGTGGCTCGTAAAGACCAGATTTTCTTGGGCGTGGGCGATGTGTCCTTCTCTCTCCATGATATGGCTGACGGAAAGGAGAGTGGGGCGGCTGATATGGCTGAGGACTTGAAGAGTCTGAACACTCCTGATGAGGTGGATGATGCTATCAAGACTGCCATTGATGATATGCCGAGCGGCTGGCAGATGGCTAATAAGAAGATGGTTCATATTGCTCAGGCTCTGGGCGAGAACCGCAAGGCAGAGATTGCTGGCGAGGAACCTAAGTTCTCCCTGAAGGATGGCACTCTCATTAAGGCTGGAACCTACTTTAGCGGTGGCGGTCTTGTTGAGGAAGGCTTGAAGGGCATCATCGACCCAGTGGTGGCAGTGGAGTATGACGAGAAGATAAGCGGTGTTTATCGCAATAACTTCGGGCAGCACATCGTTACTGCTGATGTTCGTGATGTTGACCCTAAGGAGTTGGTTAAGCAGATAGATGGCGAGGTGGAGTACTTCCATGCCAGCCCAGTCTGCAAGAACTACTCTCAGGCAAAGAGTAACCATGCTGAGGTGGAACTTGACAAGGAGACTGCTGCTAGTACTGCCGAGTTTATCAATGCTGTGAAACCAAGGGTGGTGACCATTGAGAATGTGAAGGGCTATAAGGATTCGGATGCGATGAAGATTATTACCGATGCTCTGGATGCCAACGGCTACACTTGGGATGCAGATGTGTATAACGCTGCTGACTATGGCGGCTACACCAACCGAGAGAGATTGATTGTCCGTGCGGTTCGTGATGGCAAACTCCCTGCCAAGCCTGAGAAGATGGCGCACAAGAGTGGATGGTATGAAGCTGTGGCTGATATTATCCCGACCCTGACCGAGAAGAAGAATGGTGTGGCTCCTTGGATGGATATTCGCTTGAAGGCTGATGGCATTGACTGGCGAAACATTGACAAGCCATTGTATGTGATGGGAAGTGCCTATGCTGACGGAAAGGTTCCTCATGCCTTTGCTGATGAACTCCTGCCAACACTCCGAACCAAGAGCGGTGATGTGATTGTGATGCCTGATGGTAAGGTATATCGTGCCATGGGTAGAGTGCTCGCAAGAGTATCAGGAGTGAGCGATGATTACAAGATGCCATTCTCCGAGAGCCTGAGCCATACCATCATCGGCAACGGAATCCCTACCCAGTTGACGGAACATGTTATTGCTCCTCTGCTTACTGGCTCTGACCCTAAGTTTAGCATCCGTACCTATCATGGTACTGGTGCTAGCTTTGACAAGTTTGATTTGTCTCATGCCTTGGAAGGCGAGGGAAGTGAAACATTTGGACATGGAGTATATGTTACAAACTCTAGCAAGATTGGACGTGAGTATGCCCAGAGAGCCAAGCAGAGAAAGATGGCTGACCTCTATAAGAATATGCGCTACCCTGATGGGGTGAAGGACGATATTTTCAAGAGAAGAGTCTTTGGTGAAATGGTGAACGATGTGGCAACTGGTGGTAGTGTGGCAAGTGCCAAGGAGTTTGCTAAGAAACTTGTCGGTGCTGATGCCAACGATATTCAGCGTACCCTTGAAAACTTGAAGGATAGAGAGAAGGGAACTGAGTATGAACAGAACTTGAAAGATAGACTTGCTGAGTATAAAGATGCCTTGAAGTGGATTGATTCCATTGATGAAGATTATCTGACTCAGGGAAATGCCAACCGTTATGATGTGGATATTCCTGATGATAACGGAAACTATCTTGGATGGAATGATTCTCAAAACTTCCCATTGGAAAAATGGTACAGACTTTGGGAAATAACTCATCATGGATTTAATGAAAACGAGTATTTCAAAGATGGTGGAGCGAGATATGATAAAGATAGGATTGAGCGTATCATCCAAATGAAACTTGACTCTCCTGAGAATGGCATGCAGAGACTTCCTACATTAAAAGGTGAAGAACTTTATCATGCTTTGGAAGACTTCTTCGACCGTGAAAGACCTTCGCATGGTGCAGAATTAGCATCAAGGGCTTTGAGTGAAATAGGTTTTGTCGGCATCAAGTACCCTGCTGGTCTTATTCATGGCGGTGCTGAGGAAGGCGATTACAACTACGTGATATTCGATGAGAATAATGCCAATATCGTGGGTAATACCCGATTCTCCTTGCGCCATGACCAGTTTGAGCACGACCTGAACCAGTGGAAGAAGGATAATAATCTGCCAAAGGATGCTCAGAGGCCAACCATCCCACAACGCAACGCTGGTGAGAGTGCCGTTGACTTCCTGAGGAGAGTAGACGAGTACCGCAAACAGATGGCTCTGTGGAAGACAGCTCCAACCTACGAGCAGCATCTTCTGAGTGACGATACAGCCCTTGGAGAGTTCAACCGAGAGTTGCAGCGTGGTTCTGTGCTCAAACGTATCGCTTTCCAAGATAGTATGCTGGCTATCCGTAAGGCTCAGGAAGCTATTATGAAGGAAGTTGGTGTTGACCGCCTGAACATGGCAGAGGATGCCTATACTGCCGAGAACCGCAGCCATGGCAAAGGCAAGAACGAGTTTGAGGAGTACAATAATGAGTTCTTGCAGCCATTGAGAAAGGCTTATCATCAGATGAAGAAGGTACTGGGCGATAGCTATGATAATGTTCGTATCTACATGATGGCTAAGCATGGCTTGGAGCGTGATGCTCAGATGGCTTTCAAGAAGTCACTGGATGCTGACTTTGAGGACGTGGCTCAGAGAAGTGCGGCATACAAGGCTTATAAGGGCGATATGAACCGTATCATTAATGATAGCGACCTAGAGTTTGGCAGAGTAGACTTCAATACTTGGAGACAGAGAGACAACGCTCTCAGAACGAAATACTCTCCTTCCTATATGGACTATCGTTATGATGAGAATGGTATCGTCTCTGATTACTCAGGCTTGTCTCAGCTATTAGGTGGTTCTGACTTTGAGGAAGCTGCCTACAAACTGGTAAAGGATATTGAGGATAAGTATGTAACCGAGACTCACAACCTCTGGGATGCAACGAATGCGGCTACCAAGAAGATTCTCCGTGATGGCTATAAGGCTGGCATGATGAGCAAAGATACTTATCAGTATGTGCGTGATATGTATAGCCATTATATTCCTCTCCGTGGCTGGGATGGCACTACTGCCGACCAAGTATGGGACTATATTGGTGGTGGAAAGGGTGCGTTCAATCAGACCTTGAAGAAGGCACACGGACGAACCTCTATCGCTGATGACCCTATCGCCTACATCGAGAATATGGCAGAGAGTGGAATCCTGCTGAACAACAAGAACTGGGTGAAACAACACCTGATGCTCTTGGCTCAGAATCATCCAACTTCCCTGCTGACCCTGAGCAAGGCTTGGTATGTGAAGAGTACGGATGCCAACGGCAACGAGGAGTGGATTCCTGCTACACCTCAGATTAGTTCTCAGATGAATAGTAATCAGGTGAAGGCTGCCATTGATGCTTTTGAGAAGAAGATGGAGCAGATGGCTCAGACTGGCGATGCTACTCAGAAGAGAGACGGATTGAACATAGCCTATCCTCAGACTCACAGCGAGGAGAGAGAGCATGAGGTGCGAGTGATGAAGGATGGCGAGGAATATGTTATCTACGTGAATGGTGACCCTCAGTTGGCTCAGGCGATGAATAATACCAGAGCACACCGAGTAAGAGAGATTCAGAGCGGCAAACTTGATAGGGCTGCTGCTTGGTTGGGTAGAAAGATGGCTGCTGCCTATACCAGTCTTTCACCTCTCTTCATCCCTTCCAACTACTTCCGAGACCTGACCATGACGCTGGCATCTACAGCTATCCGTGAGGATGCAAAGTACAACTATCTGCTCAGAAAGAATCTTGCTACCTCTTGGAATCTCGGATTCATGCTGAGAGATTTTCAGAACGGAAAGTTGAGAGATAAGGTAAACAACGGAAACGCTACACCAAAGGAACAGATGTTCTATGACTTCATGATGAATGGTGGTGAAACTGGCTTTGTCTCTTCGCTTGACGTGGAAGACTTGAAGAAGAAATTCAAGAACGACTTGAAGGATTTGGATAGAGGGAAGGCGAACCCAGTAAATGTAGGACATACCATTATGGATAGCATTGAGTTCCTGAACAGAGCAATTGAGGATAGTAACCGATTTGCGGTTTACATGACCTCCATTCAATATGGGCGTTCTATTGATGAGGCTGTGAATGATGCCAAGAATGTAACATTGAACTTCAACCGCAAGGGTACTGGCGAATATGGCTGGCAGATGATTAGAAACCTCTATCTCTTCATCAACCCAGCAGTACAGAGTTTGCAGACTTTGGGTGCGCTTGCTAAGCATCATCCATTCAAGTTCACGGCTGTTACTGCATCGTGGTTGGCGAGTGGTGTACTGGTTCCTATCGTTAACGCTGCCCTGATGAGTATGTTGGGTGGTGATGATGATAAGGATAAGTACTGGCAGTTCACCAAGTGGGATAGAAGAAACAACCTGATTATGTGGGTTCCGTTTACTCATGAGTATGTGAAGATTCCGCTTGCTCAGGAGTTCCGTGCCTTCTATGGAATAGGCGATATGATTGCATCTAAGATGATGGGTGGCGAGTTGGCTGAGGAAAGTTGGAGCCAGTATGCAGAAGATTTGCTCGGTCAGGTAGTGGATATGCTTCCGCTTGACCCTACTGGCTATGATGGCAATATTGCTGTCAGTCTGATGCCGAATGCTATTCGACCAGTCTTTGAGTTGGCTTTCAATGTTGACTTCACTGGCAAGCCATTATTCAAGGACACAGAGTACAACAAGTATGACCCTAACTTTACCAAGGCATACGTGGGCACTCCTGATTGGTTGGTTCGTGCATCAAGGATGGTTAACTCAATCGGAAACGACTATCCAGATGTGCAGCAGAACAGCATTGATGCTTTCGGTGACCCAAGATACAATCTGAATAACCCTGCTGTGGTTGACCATGTATTGTCTTCTTATCTCGGTGGTGCTTACACCATGGGCAGTCAGGTGCTCGGTTTGCTTACCAAGTCGCTCAATGACCCGAAGGAAATTAAGGTGGCTGATATTCCATTATTCAGTAAGTTCGTCAGCAATCCTGATGATAGACCGGTTACTAAGAAACAAGGTGATGAGTTCTGGAATATGAAGGATAACCACGACCGTGCAGCCAATACCCTGAGCAAGTTGAAGAAACAAGCTAAGGTGGATGGCGATTACTCAATGCTGGAGCGGTTCTACGGCTCAGAGGAGTATAAGAAGTACAAGCAGGATGATGTGAAGGTGAAGAAGTATGAGGAAGACAAGAAGAAGGAACGTGCTGAGGAGAGTGGGGAGGAGTATAGACCTCACAAGTTGAATGCCGAGGATATATACAAGGCTCATGCTACTCCGAAGGATGATTTCGAGGACTTGAAGCTGAAACAACTCTACACCAAACTGAACGGATTCAAGACTTCCTATGACCTCTTGGTTGATACGGCTCCTAGTCAGAGCGATGGCTACTACAACAACAACAAGGCTGCCATTGATGCCATTGATGAGATTTCCCTTGACAAGCTGGAGATTTCCGAGTTGAAGAAAGGTTTCTTGGATGATGGCAAGGATGCCTACAACGCTGAGGACATGAAACAGATTCGTGAACTGAGAAAGAAGATTCTTGCCGTGCTGGAGAAGGCTAACAAGGTAGTTGTGGCTAACCAGAAGGCGAAGGCTAAGAAGTAATACATATATGACTATCCCCTGAAAGTGCTAGGCTTTCGGGGGATAATTGCTTTCAATCTGAAACTTTTTACCCCTTTTTCTTGTGTGAATCTATCAATCTGTAAGTATTTACAAAGTTTAACTTTTAAAGTTGTGTATAAATGTAGCTATTTCCTAATTTATTATTATATTTTCCACCTCTAAGATTTTTTATTAAATAAGTAAAAGAACCTCAATCATATAAACTTTTAGAAAACAATGGCTTATGAGAAAAGAAGAAGACGAAGACCAACGGGTCAGGAATTTGTTTAGAGAGATAACTAAGTTACTCCCTGAACGCAGCAAGATTAAGACGGACTTGCTTTATTTCAAGTATGCGCCTATATTGGTCATGCTTTTCAGATGGTATAGTGTATCTCAGTTCTACGACAGCAAGATGGAGATAACGCTGTGGTATGAAGAGAACGAGGAACCTATCTGATTCTTCTACTTCATCACTTACATTCTTTACCCGATTTCTCTTTGGAAAGGTCAGGTACTGCACAGATTGTGCGTGGAGTGGAGAATACCGCTCTTATATGCAGCAGGAGTCAACGTAATACACATCATGTTCGGCTCTATCGTTATCACAAACAATATGTACTATTGTGATATGTTCCTGATTACAATCATTTTAATTTTATATGCTTATGTCGCAATTAGTAAATTACAGCATCATCGAAGCTGGACTTCGTGCTCTCGCAGATAAGGCACATGAATCAGCAGTTGCCCAAGCAGAGGGCAAGCCTATCCCTTGCGGTCTGTCGGAGGGAGATATGGAACTTGTGGCACTCCTTACTGCCATGATGAATGACACGCAAGCCAATAAGGGCTGGTGCGCTCACGAAATGGGCAAGTCTATCTCATCCTTCGAGAAGTATGTTCACGATGGCAAGATACCCGAAGGCATCCATGACCAGTTCGGGCATGAAAAGAAGTGGAATAAGTCGCTCATCCGATACTTTGCCAACAAGAAGGCTTTCTTCCGCAAGCTATCACGAAAGTATGGAATAAACCTCTAGAAGTAGCTACACATTTTATATATATAGGAGAGACCCAATCGCCCCTCCTGTATATTTATGACCTTTTACGTAATCATAAATCTTTGCTCATCAAGCACTTATATAATATTTTGCGAGTTTATCTATATCTATCCATATTATTCGTAACTTTGTGCTCGTAACGTTACGTAGTATTAATCAATTAATGTTTAACAAAAGATTCAGGATAATATGGAAAGTAAAACGTATGTATTCGGAAATGAAGGCTCCACATCTAACAATGGGATGCTCGGTCTTCTTGCGCCTCTGCTCCAGAAGCAGGGTGTTGACCCAAATGTCCTTCTTGCCATGAAGGGAAACAATGGTTTCGGTGGCGAAGGTGGATGGTTCATGTGGGTAATCTTCCTTTTCTTCCTCATGGGCTGGGGAGGTAACGGCTGGGGAGGTTTCGGCAATAATGGTCGTGGTGGTCTCGCAAACGAGATTAACAATGACTATGGTCGTGGTCTCCTGATGGATGCCATCGGTGGTAACCGCAATGCACTCAGCAATTTGGCTACCCAGTTGAACTGCACCGAAGGTCAGATTCAGAGTGCTATTTCTGCCTTGACTTCTCAGGTTCAGAGTGTAGGTAATCAGGTTGGTATGAGCGGTATGCAGACTATCAATGCCTTGCAGCAGGGTAATATGCAGATTGCTCAGCAAATTGCAAACTGCTGCTGCGAGAACCGCTTGGCTATCTGCCAGCAGACTGGAACCTTGCAGAATGCCATTGGATATGTATGACCTCAAACCAGAGGGAATGGTTTCTTATCTCAGATACAATGGCTATCATTTCAGCAAGAAGATGTGCGAGTGGGCGGTGAGCCTGATGTACAAGTATGACCCTTCCTCCAAGCGTGATGTAAGTGTCTCGTTTTGGGATAAGGAGAAGGTGGATTCCCTTCTGCTCGGTCAGGGAATCGAGGTGAAGAATAAGATAGGCTACGACCATGTATATGTGGCGAATATGGCGAGGGCAGACTTCTACAAGTCTTCCATCAAGGATGAGGAGCAGCTAGCCCAGTTTATCAAGGATATGGTGGATGATGCCGACCAGAAGGATGGTTTCATCTTTAACAGATTTTATGCCGACTGCTGCCACAATGGTGTGCCTATTCCTTGGGAAGATGTATTATGATAAGAAGAGTAATAGAACTTCCGAAGTACGATTGGAGCATAGTATGTTTCATAGGTTATCAGCCACCTGATGCCGATGAGATATGCCATGCTCTTTCGGATATTGGCTGCAACGAAAATCCTTTAACGGAAGCCTACGAACATCTAACCAAGGTGAGTGCAGACAGAGGTCTTACTTATTCCAACCTTTCCGAAAGAAAAAGTGTGCTTGCCATTGGGGAGTGTGAATCTGATGGCAGCATCATCAATACAATAGGTCATGAGATTCTTCATGTGGTAGCGCATATCTGTGAGCAGGATGGAATAGATATGCTGAGCGAGGAACCATGCTATATGATGGGAAGTTTGTGCGAGAAGTTCTTCAAGATGTATTGTTGATAAGTATGTGTGAGGAGGCTTGCTATTTGCTGGGTGGATTGGTGCAAGCTTGCTGCAATTTAATAAAAGCTAGGTAGATTCTTTTGTCCTACCTAGCTTTTTATCGTTTACAAAGTCAGCGACTTAGAGTTCTTTTTGTACTAGTTTGTACTAAGCAATTTGAAATTTGCATAATCAATGCACATGGCATTTCTATTGAGAACTTGCCATAATGTACGAGTAATACAATTAATTTACCACTCTACCTAAAGCATCAACCCAAATATCATTTCCTTTATAATAAATCGTTATACCATCAGTTGCACCTTCGCCTGTTTGTTTATCAGTACAAAAGTAAGCAAAACCTATAGGAGCTTTAGTAGGTTTATCTGCAAAAGTTCCACTTTTAATATAATTGTGCCCTCTATATAGTAGATTATTGTCACACAAATAAGGTAAAAAAGTATATCTTAAAAGTGACCTATAAGTCAAAAGTTCTTCTACTGTTACCTTTTCTCTATCAAGTATCTTAACTTGAGTAATACCTTCGGGTATATCGTTAACAATATTATAATCTGCGTGAGACATTATAATAGACACCATTATATAACCAAGAGATTTTATATAAACATCTGCACCTGATATATAGACTTCTATTTTAGGTTTAATGTTTAATCCTACAATACTCACAGCTGTAATATCATTTTTTATTATTTCTAACAAATCATATTCAATCCTGTAACCATCATTAAAAATATAAAGTTTTACATTTTGAAAATTATTGTCATTTCTTAAAGCTTTCTTAAAACAAACTACTTGATTAGTACGCAAATAAATACCATTTAAATTACTCTTATTATTAAGTAATGTTTCAATAGTAGTAGAATTAACAATATTTAGTTTTTCGTTCGCTATAAAATTGTCCTTTATAATAGATAAAGGTATCGCTACAGAATATTGTGAAGCCCAAAACTCTTTTCCGATAGGATAAACTAATGCTATATCGGCGGAATAACTATCGGCATATTTCAATGTAACATTATAAGTATTGTTAATAATATTATTTTTACAGTTGTATAATATATAAAAATACGGATTATTACTTTTACCTGTTATATCATTACCAAAATATAAATAAATATTTGGTTCTGTATCATCTTCTATATGATAATGTATAGAGTAATCTTCTTTTTTAGGTGTATAATTAAGATAATTAAGATTCCATCCGTTAAGATGTGACACAACATAATATTCCTCTTTAATAAGAGTAGGATTACTACTATTTTTATACACGTAATAAGTAAGTTCTATGGAAATAGGTAGAGGTACCGCAATTTGCGCTATAATACCATACTTATTTCTTGCATCTGGCTTACTGAATAAATTAATATTTTTTATCATAATAATTTCCTTAAAATGTTATAAACTAAATCTTGAGCACCTTTTAAACCACTAGGTGCATCTCCATACCATATTACCCACTCATCAATTTGACATTGATTAAGTGCTTCAACTATGGCACTATAAAATTTATCAAATATATAAAGATGCTTTTGACCTTTAAGAGAATAAGCTTCAGGTACTCTTAATGATTTATATCTTCCGGTACAACCGCACTCTGATATTACATAAGAAATATTATTAGGGCAAGATGCTATATAAGTATTAATTTGAGATACAAGATTATTCAATGTATCTACATTACTACAATATCTATCATCAAAGCTACTAATCCTTGGATAAAAATTAGCAGATATATTAATATCGTTATATGAAGCCATTGTTAATATAGGTTGCTGCAAAGATGCCCAACAACTTATATTATAGTTTGTTTGTAACCATGTTTTTAAATCAATAAGATAACTTCTCCATAAATCTGCTGAATTATTATCATCGTTGCAGGTTATATTAATATGTTCATTTGATACCCAAAATTTATCAAATTTTAATCCTAATTCTCTATATTTACTTACTAATGTTTTTACATAATTTATTGTATTTTCTATATAAGATACAGTATTATAAGGAGCTGAACCAAAAGGTTTTCCTTCATCTATGTGTAATTTAAGACAAGGAGTACTTAAATTATACTTCAAAATTTTATTCACAAAACGCTCATCTGAATAGTAATAAGGGTCTGTAACCTCAAAATTAGTATTATTATTAGATGAAATATGTAATACAATATGAAAATCAGTAACACCAATTCTATAAGCATTTTCTACATCATTTAAGAAATCCCACCACGGTATTAAAGTTGTATATAATTTACATTTTCTATTAATAATTTCCCATTTATAATGAGTTATTTCCTTATTATTTATATCATACACTTTACCTGTTATTTTTAACTTATCAGTTCCATCAATATAAGGTGCATTTTGAATTTTAGTTTTATTGGAAATTATAAGACCATTAGTTAAATTTCCTCCATTAAACTTAAGCGTACATCCTTCTGGAATAGTAATTTCTTGTCCATTTAAATCAAAATCATACCTAATTTCATAGATAATATTAGGCTGATTAATCATACCTTGTGTTATAATATTACGGAGTTCTACCTTTGTACTATCGGTGACAACACATGATGTTCCTGTACCAACAGCACTATAAGATGATGGAGTGGAGACATTGCTTTCAAAATTGCGAGTAAGAGTAATAGTTGAAGAGCTTTGACTCACTTCATACTCTATCATTGTTTCGGTCAGCTTTAAATTAATTTTCGCAGCTACTTTTTCTGTTGTCGTATCTGTTGACGCAACAACATCTACATGGCTTTCTACACCATTGATGATGAAAGCAATGTATCCATCTGATGTCGGGATAGATGACACTATTATTTTTGTTGTGGCAATAGAGACTGGCTTGATGTTCTTGCGTAGAATTTTGTAGCCTTTGCCGCTGAAATTCTGAGGGGAATAGGAGCGGTCGGCAAATTTGGTTACAGAACGTCCGTTATCATCGAATGACCTAGTAAGGTCTTCTTCGTCAACTGGAGATAGAGAAGAAACCTCTTGGTTGATTTCCTCCTGCATCTTGTCTAGTCTCTTGTCATATATATTGTCTGAATTTGCTAGCCTTTTGTCTTTTCTTGAAGATTCTAGCGTACTACCTAATTTTACCATATTTATTTTGCTTTTATTGTATAAGTATTGTCACCAGCAATAAGTGGGTCTGAATTATAATAATATAATGCACCAATAATCGTTTCGTGGAAATCAGCTTCGATATTTCCCTGAATGAATTGTAATGGAGTGTCTGAAATAAACCAAACTACATCGTTTTCATCTGTTGTAGTAACCGTTATTGTCTGATTGACCAAAGAAGTATTACTTCCGTTAAGTACAGATAGGTCTAGTTCGTTTGCATCTGATAAAGATGATGCACCATACATAGTCTTTGCACCTATTGTAACAAAAGCAGTTGCTTTATATATTTTTCCGTTCAGCGTGACTATGATATGGAAAGCGTATGAACCTACTTGTGAACGTGAAACATTGGCTGACGTATCAGTTGTCTTAGGTTCAATTACATTACTTCCGTCAATAATCTTAATATTGTCGGGAATAGTATCAATGCCATTCTTCCTAATTTGCCATGAGAGTTTAATGGTGTGTTCTGTTCCATCATAAGCAATAACAGAAGGTGACGCTTCCAGATATATATTTGTATCGTCCACATCAGCATCATTCTGATTGTTCAGTTCTATCCAGTACTTCGCATTGTACATACCTCCCATTTCACCCTCTACGATGCCGAGAGGAATATGAGACTTGCCATTTCGCTCCACGATACGGAAAAGGTGGTGCTCGATGCTACAGATGTCGTTTCCATTGTACTTGCCACGAATGGTAATGCCATATAGTCCTTCCTCTAGAAATGGTGGGAACTTGACACACATATTATTCGGTTCTACTTCACTATTATTTGTTCCTCTCTGAACAAAAGGCATTTTTGCTACACACTCTCCAAAGGCATCAGTAAGGTGTACTTCTAGATTACTGATGGCAGCCATGTCAACATCTTCCAACATCTGCTTATTCTTGCTGATGTAGGCTTTCTGTAGCTTGATGAAAAGGTCGAAGCTGTTGCCTTTAACAATCTTATAAATATCCATATACGTATACATTATTAATAATAGACAAAGATAGGCAGAATTTTCTCCACCTATCTTTTATCCGTTTATTTAGGGCAGAAAAATTTTAGATTAAGCCCTTCCATCTGAGAAATTTGCGCTTGCGGCTGCGCTTTCCCTTCTCACTCTTGCAGTTGGTATGGTAGACGC